TTACTTAGAAAAAACTTGGTACACATCTAACTTAGCAAGAACCACTTGGTCTGATTACGGTGTATATCAACAACCTTATGCAACAAAATATTTTCCTAGTAATACTGCAACGACGCCAACAGTGATTGGTTTAACAGCGGGTGCCTCAACATTTTATGAACACGAAGTAGGTTTTGATGATGATGGTTCAGCTATGACTGCATTTATAACATCAGGTGATTTTGACATACAAGATGGTCAGCAAATGTTGTCTGTAAGCAGGGGTATACCAGATTTTAAAGATCAGGTAGGAGATGCTACAATAAAATTAGGTTTTAAATCATTTCCTTCACAAACAGCAACTGATATATCAAGAACAATAACAACAAATACTACTAAATTTGATCTACGTGGTAGAGGTAGACAGGCGAATGTAGATATACGAAGCACCGATGTAGGTGCTAATTGGCGTTATGGTACGCTTAGACTAGATGTAAAACCAGATGGAGGTAGATAATGGCTAAAATTGCAACAACTAGATTACCAGATTCAACACCTGAATATGAAGCATCACAATTTGATGCACTAATTCGTGTGCTTGAACAGATTACACAACAATTAAACTTTGGATTTCAACAAGATATAAAAGACGAATCTACAGCAAGGAGTTTCTTCCTTGGCTGATCAATTTAAAAGTTTTTCTAAGACTGCTACAGGGTCTAATACAGCGGTTTATACGGTGCCTACAGCTAATGAAGGTGCTGTGCCACCTGTATTACCAACTACAGCCATAGTAAAAAGCATTAGATTGTCTAATCAAACAGGTGGTGCGGTAACGACAACGGTAGCTGTTCTAGATTATGATGCTAGTTCACCTCTAGAAATAGAATTATATAAAGATAGTTTAGCAGATGGGGCAGAAACAGAAGTGCTTACACATCCTGTTGTTTTAGAGCAACAAGATGCTGTTAAAATATTAGGAAATGGTGTAAAAATACTAGTTAGTTTAATGGAGATCACATAATGTCAGAAGAAAATATTGGTAAAAAAGTACAAGACGCCGAACAAATCGGTACTGAAAAAGTTGGTGATAAGGAAATACCAATATTAAAGCCAGAAGTTTATGTAAAAATTTATTGTTCTAATTGTAAAGCAGAAGTTGATGAAGAAGAAAAAGCTACTGGCAATTGTAACGACTGTGGTAAACCTTGGGCCGAATCAAAGGCCAAAGATGTTACCATACGTGTCGTTAAAATGCCTGAAGTGTTTGGTGATGGAGGAGAACTTTAGTTCTTACAATCACAGTCATCGCAACAATGTTGCTCTGAATCTTTGATATGTCTTTCAACGTCCCTTTCCATAGCTAATAGTCGTTCATGATATTTGCTCACCTTATCTGCAAGGTAGGCAATGGCTTTATTTATGTCTTCGTTTTCCATATTTGCTCCTGTGATTGTTAATTTTGGTGAGAACCTAATGTAAACATATTTTATTTCAAATCAACAGAACTTTTTAAAATTGTTTTCTTGACAATTAGTGTGACTCAGAATAACCGACGTGCAAATACTCTATCTTTGTTACCCAACCTTTTGGTATTGCTATCGCACCACCACCATGATTATCATCTTTATCCGTGCACCAAGATCGCATAACAACAACCTTTTCTTTAGTGTTTACAACCATGTATCCTACTTCTTGACACACGGCTAACGGTGCATTAGTTATGTCTTTTATAGGCAACCAACCAGTTTCCATATCACGAGCGTCTAACCACGTTACACGGACCATAGGAACCTTTGTAATATCGAAGCTCATTTGTAGTTGCACAATACTAGAAATTTGCCTATAATTATACGATTAATTAGGCTTATTTCACAAGGCCAGCCTCCTTGCACTATTTAACAATCATGATTTGCAAAAGGAGAACATGCTAAAAAAGATTTTTAAGTCCGCTAAGAAATTAGTACAAAAAGCAGCGCCTGTAATAGGAGCTGGATTAGGATATCTTTATGGTGGACCAGCATTAGGTGGAGCATTAGGCTCTGGTTTAGGTGCAGGTATAGGTAGTTTAGTAGGAGGTAGAAGTCCTCAAGAATCTTTGCGTAACGCTTTATTAGGTGGAGCTGCAGGATTTGGTGCTACTAAATTTTTAGGCATGACACCAGGCGCAGGTCTCAGTGGTTTGTTAGGTAGGACAGCTCCTATATTAGGAACAGGAACAACTGGTGGAGCTGCAAGTTCTGGATTGATACCAGGAACTGCTGGTAAACTAACAGTAAAAGCACCTCAAGGATTAAATGCCATTAAAAAAGCTGCGGCATTTGTAAAAGCAAGACCACTAACAAGTGCTGCTATTTTAGCAGGAACTGCTGGTTTAATGGGTAGCGAGCAAGAGCAAAAAGATTCAGAGATGATGCCAGGTGTATTTGGAACTGTAGATCCCTTTAAACAATTAGGTGCAGCAACTACTATGCCTGTAACAACGATTCCATTTTCACAGTATGGTCCTAATCTAATTAATAGAAGAGACGGTGGTATTATTGGTTTATCTGAAGGTGGTAACTTTCCAAGAAAAAATGGTAAGATAGCAGGACCAGGAACCGAGACTAGTGATGAAATACCTGCAATGTTAAGTGATGGAGAATTTGTTGTTAATGCAAGAACAGTCAGAGGATTAGGACAAGCAATGGGTGGTAAAGGTAAACAAGATACTAGAGACAGAGGATCAAAATTCTTGTATAGTCTGCAAGAGAAATACGGAGGCAAGAGATAATGAGTACAACTACTCAAATACAAAGACAACCAGAGTATATTGAAAAAAGAGCCGAACAGCTTTTAGCTTCTGTATTTGGTGACCCAAGTGCAACAAGACGAGCTGGTGAAAGTGATGCTGATTTTAACTTACGTAAGTTTGGTAGAGCAGGAATATCACAAGCTATACCAGCATTTCAATTTGCAGGGTTCACGCCTCAACAACAACAAGCATTTGGTTTAGCAAGTCAAAATGTAGGAGCATTTCAACCTGCATTACAGAAAGGAATGTCAACAGCAGACTTAGGAGTTGCTGGTTTAATTGGTGGAACACAAGCTTTTCAGCCATCACAGGCACAAGCTTTCATGGACCCGTACCAACAGAATGTTACACAACAAGCTTTAGCAGAATTAGATAGACAAGGAGCTCAAGCTAGAAATAGATTAGCAGGACAAGCAACAAGAGCAGGAGTATTTGGTGGTTCTAGATTTGGTGTACAAGAAGCAGAACTAGATCGTAATTTACAAGACATAAAATCAAGAAGAATATTTGAAGACTTATCACGAAATTTTCAACAAGCACAACGTGCTGCAATGGGTGCACAAGAAGCACAACAAAGAAGACAATTAATGGCTGGTCAACAGTTAGGTAATCTTGGTAGAGTACAAGCTGGACTTGGCGCTCTCGGTCAACAACTAGGACAGCAAGATATACAGTCACTTCTAGGTGTTGGTGGTATGCAACAACAACTTGGCCAAGCACAATTGGAAGCACAAAGACAACAACAACTTATGGCACAACGTGAGCCGTTTACAAGGCTTGGTTTTGCTAGTGATATACTACGAGGCACACCTAGTGGTGGTATCTCTTACATACAAGAACCTAGCACTAGTCCATTTGCTCAAGCACTTGGTTTAGGTATTGCAGGACTTGGCGCTCTTGGTCAGTTTGGTCAAGGCTTTGGTGGAGTAAAAGATGCTTTTAGTGGTATAGGAAACATTTTTAGCTAATGCCAATCATAGCAGCATTACCGTATTTAGGAACCGCTGGTCTTGCAGCATTGAGATTTGCACCCAGTATAGTTAGAGCAGGAAGCAGATTAATACCACAAGGAATAAGGAAACAAGGAACGGCCGTTGTTCCATACACAGGAGGTGGACTGCCTGCTGTCGTAGGTGGTGGCGCCAGAGTAGGTGGGGGTAGTGTTCCTTCTGCAGGTGGAGGTGTAGCAGCGGGTGGATCAAGTATATTTAGAGGTTCTTCTTTAGGGCCTATAACCACTGCAGGTACTTTAATGAGTCTTCCATACATGATAGGAAATGAACAACAAACTACTTCAGACCAAGGTGGTGGTGGAATAACTGACGAACAAAGAAAGAGAGATGCTGAGGATGAACAAACAGGAGTTGGTAAAAAAAGAGATGATGAAACAAAGCCTACCATAGACGATATTAACAAAGGAGATCTAGATGATTATATATCTAAAAATATAGGTTTATTTGAAAAGTATTTAGGTGATGGAAAAGAAAAGACAAAAGCTGCAGGTTTTCAAGCATTAACAGAATTTGGTTTAAATTTAGCCATGGCAAAAGGAGGTAATTTAATTGATAAAATTGCTCGTGCCGCTAAAGATCCATTAAAAACTTTTGCTGAAATAGGAAAGGCAGCAATGAATAGAGCTGATAAAATTAAGATGGCCGCTATCGAAACAGGTATTCAACAAAGTGAAGCTGCAAAAGATAGAGCTGAGACAGATAAACCTGATGATATCAAAACTTTAGAATATTTTTTAAGTATTCCTGGATTAAAAGACAAACCAATTGAAGAATTAATTAGACTATCTAAATCAAAAGCTACCATGTCAGATGATGACTTTAGAAAAGAATTAATTTTATCACTAACTCCTCAAATTGGAACAACTATAACTGCAGAACAATTACCAGGAATTGTAGATAATGTTGTTGCTCTTGCAAATATTGGAGAGGGTGGAGGTACAACTGGAACTGGTTTATCCATACAAGAACAAGTAGATCTTGCAAAAGAACAAGGTGCAAGTAACGATGCAATTAGAGAATCATTAATAAAAAGAGGTTATAATCCAGCAGACTATGGATTCTAAAAATGGTAAATGTAATATTACAAGATCTTGGTTTAGAGAAAAAAGAAGATAATAAACTTTTTACTTCAGGAAATGTAATATTACAAGATCTTGGTTTAGAAAAAGAAACAATACCGATAGGCACAACCAAAGGACAAAACAAAAGTAAAGACACAGGTTTAATTCAATCAGGTCTTGCAGGCATAGGATCAGGTGCTTTTAAAGCGGCAGAGGGTATAGTGTCCACTGGTGCGCTACTCTTAGATTTAGGACTAGGAACTAATGAAGCTGCAAAAGTAGAAAAATATTTTGACAGCATAGACTTATATAAACAGTTAGAAGATTTAGCTGATGATAGATGGACTGGCACGGTTACAGAACTTTTAACGCAGTTTGGTGTTCCTGGTGGTGTAGCATTAAAAGGTGCTAACGCATTATTAAAAGCAAAAAATTTAGGTGTACTAGGAAAAGTTCCTAATATAACAAAATATTCCGCAGCAGGTCTTGCTGATGCTGCAGCGTCCACTGGTGACGTTGACACAATAGGAGACATGTTTGGAGCAGGGCCTACAAAGACAAGAGAAAACCAAGGAGAAAAGGGTAGAGCTGAAGCTTTTCGTCAGCTAGAAAATAAATTTAAGTTCGGAGTGGAGGGTGCTCTCGGATTTTCTTTATTTGATAAAGCCATAATTCCTTTAACAAGTAAAGCACTTAAAAGTGTTGGACCCATAACATCAGGTATATTTAGAAGTGCAACGGGTGGGCCAAATACTTTTGTTCAAAGAAGTGTGCGAAGACAAAAGAATAGAAGAACTGGTAGATTTGAAGATGTAGAGATGGATGAATATGTTACTCTTCCAGATGATTTTCAGTTTAATAAAAACAATATCATACGTGCTTTTGACAGAATAATAAGCGGTCTTAGACCAAGAGGTTCCATGACCAAAGATGGATTTCTTGATTATAGAAATAAAATTGATGTCATGAGAGCCGTAAACCAACAAGTAAGAATACAAGTAAACAAATTAGAACAAGCTGTCACTAGACTTTACAAATCAGGTAAATTTAAAAATACAATGGATGGCACTCCGTTACCTGAAAGAGAAAAATTAATGGAAAATATTCACTCTTTATTAACCAGTGGTAGATTAGCAAAAACCATGCGTAGTAAAATAACAGGTGAGACTAAAAAAGTTTTAAGAGATGTAGACGATGCAAAACTTTTAGCCGAAATAAATAAACTTGGAATACCAAAAGAAATACTTCCTGAAATACAAAAGATGAGACAAATGATTGATGATCTTGGTAGAGATATAGTCGACATGGGTGCAAGTAAAATAGAAGGCATACCTGGTATAGCAAAAGGTTTTACAGACACTGTAGCTGCCAACATAGGAAATTATTTAACTAGATCTTATAGAGCCTTTGGCTCTCAAAAAGATGCTTACATGGAAACTTTATATAACACTCCTGCTGGAAGAGAAGTTATGGATAAAGCAAAGGTTTTTATTAATCAAGTTCTCACAAAAGAAGGAAAAGGATTAGGAGATATTATTGACGGCAAATTCGTACCGAGAAATAATCAAGCGGCAAAGATGATGGACGATGAGATCAATAATGTATTAGCAGGTAATGTAGGATACGAACAAGCAGCAAAAAATACAATAGTTAGAAACACCTCTATAGATACAGGTATAACTAAATCACGTCAAAATATACCTCCAGCAATACGTGAACTATTAGGAGAAGTAAAGAATCCAACAGAAGCTTTCTTAGAAACAGGTGCAAAACTATCTAAACTTTTAGGTGAGGCTAAATATATAGATCGTCTTAAACAAACGGGAAAAGGCAAATATTTTTTTGATAAACCAACTTTCGCTGAAGGTGGAGTTGCATTTAACAAAGCTTTAAATCTTGGAGGAGAAACTGTCTACACAACAGAGAGATTAGCAAAAACTATTTCAGATCAATTTAATCCTCAAGAAGTTCTTGGTGGCGCTCTTGGATCAATTTATAAAGTTTCTTTTTTACCTTATAAGGCTTTAATTCAAGAGGCTAAAACAACACTTAATCCTTTTACACATATAAGAAATGTTATTAGTGCTTTATCTTTTACTGGTATTAATGGTAACTTTTTTAATAATCCAATAAGAGTGGTAGATGAATTTGCAGAAGCTCTTGATATAGTAAAAGGTCAAACAAAAAGCCAAATAGAATCTGATCTTGGTAAACAAATATTTACAAGTAAAAAAAGTCTAAATCAAATCGAAAAATATATCAATAGTGTTCGAGAACTTCAAGGTAAAGGTGTTATTAATACTAACGCTAACTTAGGTGATTTAAGAGCAATGTTAAATGAAATATCAACAGGTGCACACAATTTAACATACGAAGGACAAATGAATACTTTGTTCGGAAGATTGGGTCAAAAAGCAGCTAAAGGTATTGTTGGTGACACACAAGGTGTAGTTTCAAAAGGTAGATCAATCGCAAGAGGGTTATATCAATCAGAGGACGACTTTTTTAAAATACAAAATTACATCGCAGAACAAAACAAACTTCATGATGCATTTGATGATTTATACAAAACAGATGTAAATAAATTTGTTTCTCAATATGGAAGAGAGGCTACCAAGTACGGACAACTGAGTGATGATTTGTTTACAAGAAAGGGTTACGACGAGTTTATAAAAAACAAAGCCGCAGATACGGTAAGAAATAACATACCTAATTATGATTATGTCGGTGGTTTTGTTAGAGGACTTCGTTTTTCTCCCATAGGTAACTTCGTTTCCTTTCCAGCCGAAATAATTAGAACGGGAATTAATACTGCAAAACAAGGCTTTAGAGAAATACAAGATGATAATCTTAGATCAATTGGAATGAAAAGATTAGCTGGTCTAGGATTGTTTGGATTCGGTATGGGTGAAGGTGCCGTTCTTGCAGGACAATTAGCTTACGGTGTATCAAACAAGACAATTAACTCTTTAAAAGAGTATCTACCCGATTGGTCAAAAAACTCTAACATAGTGCCAATTAAAAAAAATGGGGAGTTACATTTTATAGATTTTTCTCACAGTAATGCTTATGACTTGTTAACAAGACCTATGAGAGCGGCTCTTGCAGAATATGGTAGAGCATCAGAAGAACAAGGGTTGAAAGCTATTGATGATGCGGGATACGCTGCAGTGGCAGAATTAGCACAACCATTTTTTTCAGAAGCGATATTAACGGAATGGTTGTTGGATGTTACGGCAAGAGATGGTCAAAAGAAAAATGGTTCTAGAATATGGAATCCATCTGACTCTGGTCCAGAAAAATTTTCAAAAGCTTTTATAGAAT